AGTGCCGCCTGCTGGTTGGCCAGCGCCACCGAAGCCTTTTGTGCGTCCAGCGTGTTACCCCGGTTCAACGAGGCGAACACCGCGGGCCCCAGGCCCGCGCCAATCGCACCCTGCCGCAATTGCCCGCTCTGTTGCGCGTAGGCGTCTTGAATCGCTTGCTGCTGCGAGGCGGTGATGCCGCTGATGGTCCCCTGAATTTGGTTGCCCAGCGAAGTGTATCCCTGCTGAATGGGACCCTGCGCTTGCTGCAGGTTGGTCGCCACCTGGTTGTAGCCGCCCAGGATGTTGTTGTAGAGCGCCTGGTTCTGCGACAGCGCCGCCTGGTAGCTGGCCCCGAGCGCTGCCCCAATCGCGCCCGCTCCCGGCAGGCTTGACGCCCCGATAATGTTGCCCGGGTTCTGAAACGGCAGCGCTCCGCCGAGGCTCACGTTCTGGCCAGCCGGCGCACCATAGCCGCTGGTCGACGCCGCCCCTCCTGCAGTTGCGGGACTGGGAGGGTCCCAATTTTGGATCGCAGGATTGTTCGTCCCCTGCATCGCACTACCCGCCAAACCGATTCCAAGCGGCATGGTACCCTCACCTTCCGCGCTGTTGCACCTTGCCCTGCGACTGGATGCGAATGCGAATTGCTTCCATCGCCCACGGGTTGCTGCTCAACAGCTTCACGTAAATCGCATGTCCCGACCGCCGTACGAAGTTGGTCAGGTTGCGCCCCGGCCCAAACGTCCCCGACGCCACCGGATTGGACGAAAGCGCCTTCTCCGCCGTCGTGCCCGTGAACACCTGATAGCTCACCTGGCCCGAGGTCTCCCCCAGCACGCCCTGCATGTCCTTCGCCAACAGCGTATCGAAGTCTTTCGTGTTGAGGGGCCCAATCACCACGTTGGACGCAATGGCCAGCCCATCGTCGTCCTGCTCAGTGGGAGACAGCGAGCGCACGTAGCCGTCCCAACTGCCGATGAGCGGTACCCGGTCGCCTGGCGTGTTGCCTTCAAAGATCGTGCAGGCAATCGGGTCAAAGTTGGTCGAGGCGAATTGGTCCGTCCACCAGGCATTGGTCCGCAGCTCGTAGGTGAAGTGGGTCGCAATGCCCGGAGCCGCCAACGGCGTTATGAAAATCCGTATCGCCTGCATGCGGTCCTCGTACACTGCCCGGATTGAGTTGAGGCCCGTGTCGATGTTCAAAAGCAGCTTCTCGATTGCCTGACTCATCCGCTGCGGCTGCTGCCCCGGCACGAAGGAGAATACCGCTCCCTTGGCCGAGACGAAGAAAATGGTGCCGTCCGGTGTCATGCACCACGGTCGGCCCCAGCACATGCCAATGGAAGACGTAACCAGGTCGCGCTGGCCGCCCGCGAGCGGATCCCCTTGGTACATGTAGATGGAATTGGCTCCGCCCACGATCAACACGTCGTCCGTGTAGGGGATCATGGTCATGACCGCATCACCTATCAACCCCTCCGAACCCAGCGTCAACGGCACCGCCTGCGTTGGGCTAAAGGACAAGGGGCCATAGTCGTAGTTGGTGGGGTCGTCCACCGCCGAGCAGTAGATGTCTTGCGGCAAACCAATAACGCCCGACAGACACGTGCGCCCGCGCCAGGTCTCGATGAGTCGGGCCGTGTTGTTCTCGCTGTCGACCGGCAAGGGCCCGTTGGGCTGACTGGCCGTCCACAGATCGACCGTCAGCGCCTGCGGGTCGCAGACCACGTAATTGATGCCGTCGCAGTACCACAGTTTTTGCGCGTTGGGAGCGCTGAAGACTTCACCCGAGAAATTGAGCGGCGGGCTCTCACCCGTGTTGTTGGTGGTCGCCGTCCAGACCGTGTCGCCCGGATGAGCGATGTAAATGCTGCCCTGGCTCACCGCTACCACGTTGACCACACGTCCGCTGTTGGAGGGTTGCACGGGAGTGTCACTCACAGTTACCAGACAGTTGAGGTCTTGAATGATCCAGTCCGCGATTACCGCCTGCGGGATGTACTTGACCAGCCCGAAACGACTGCCGCCCCGCATCCGCAAGTTGAGGGGCTCAAAGCCGCGCACGTTGAGTGCCGTGGGCGCCGTTCGGGCATAGCGGTCCATGGTCGGCACGTTGGGCTGGCGCTCATACGGGCAGGACGTGTTGAGACCACCATAGGGAAAGTGAAGGTCTACCTTCACGTCTCCCGGATCCCCGATGCTCTTGCGCGGCATGGCTCACACACAAGGAGTATCCATGTTGGGCGGGAAAGTAACACCGTCTCCGCCGCTCCACAATTCACTGTTGACGTCTATCTGGCCTGAGCCAGCTTCGACGTCAAACTTGATGATGACGTTCGCTTCATCCGTTGGCACAATCATTCCCCACATTGACTTGGTGTCGTGACCTGGTCTCGTAATAACACTTCCGAGCTTGCTAAAGCCGTTTCCAAAATTGTCCGACACTGACGTGGGATAAACGACGTGGTCCGCCAAAATCGTGAAACAAATCATAAGCGTGTCACCCGCACTCAGAGAAAGGCCACCACCGCCAGTGTCACGGAAGTCCATGGAGAAAGTAGTAGGACTAGGAGCCAAAAAAAACCTGTACGACCACAGCTGCCCTACCAGCGTGCCCCAATTCCCGCCCGGCTGCACCGACATATTCCCCTGGTGGTACTGGATGGTGTACTTCGACAGTCCCGTGCCCACCGCGTTGCTGGCGTTGATGGCATAGTTGCCAATGCCCGCCCCCGCGTCCGCTCCCGTACTGGTCAGTGTAACCAGCACCACGTCGTCGCCCGGATGCAGGCCCGAGCTGGTGAACTCGTTGCCGTTGAAGCTAAACGTCGCTCCCACCACCTTGACCTGGTTTCGAGGCGTGATGATGAGGAGCGGTTTGCGTGCCGTCCGCACGTGCCGGTTCTGCGAGATGCCCGAGCCGCCCGTACGCACGTAACGCGGACCCTGGCCGTCCGGGTCCGGATTGCGCACCCCATAGCCCGCCGCGTCATTGTTGGTGGATGGGTCCAGGAAGTCAGCGAGCGAGTCAACCGCCGTCAGGAGCGCGATGGGGTCCGTGTACACCACGATGTTGAGGTCCTGAATCAAATTGGGCCCCGCCACCATGCCGGGGATGTACTTCTCCAACCCGTTACGCGAGCCACCCCGCAGACGCTGCTGGGAGTCATTGGCCCGCACGTTCAGCGCCTGCCGGGTCGTGTTGGGCGGCGGCGTCGCAAACTCGCTGGCGATGTGAATACCGGCAAGCGGAAACACCAGGTCGGCAAACTGTTCGCGCACTTCGCTCATGGCGTCGCCCACCGATTCCGCAAATAGCCCTCGACCGCCATCGTGTCGGTCAAACTGAGCAGGCCGTTGTACTCCAGGATTTCGCCCACGTCCAAGGCGGTGCAGCGGGTGCCAGCGTTGTAGGTGGCGATGCAAATGCCCAAGGGAGTATTGGTACCACACCAGATGTAGTAAGTGCTCAACGGCACTCCGTTGTAGCGCAAGACCGGCCACTGCATGTAAAGGCCGCCGGGAGCTTGCCCTTGTTGGAAATTCATGGCAACAACGCCCCAGCCGTCCCTGAGCACCACGCCGGGGTACATGGTCGAGTGACCCTGGTAGAGATTGCTGAAGGGAGTGTCGTAGGGATAACTGCCGCCGCCCGGTGCCACGATCAAGGCGCACTGGCTCATACCGTCAACGATGGTGTCCTTGACATTGATAACCGGGTCTGCACGCAAATAGCCAGCAATGAAGCGCGTGAACGGGAACACGCCCGTAAAATTCTTGCTGAGAAACTGCGTAACCCCATCAAACCGTATCACCGGCAGACCGTTGCGCATGTTTAGCTTGAGCGTGCCCCGCTTCGTCGCCGTCGCCTGCACGGGACTATGGCCGTTAACGGTCTGGTCCGTCCAGCCGCCCACCGGGTCGCCGTCCGCGACCGCCGGAGTCGTCAGGGTGGAGAGCTGCCACGTGCCCGCGTCCGCCTTCAGCCAGGTGAACAGCGTGCCCACCGTGCTGGGATCACTGATGGCAGGCACGCGGAAACTCTGTACTCGCTGCCGGTGCCGGTCTCGAAGGAAGGAACGCGTGCGCACGGGTCACTCCAATAAAAAATCGCCATCCAACCGTCCAAAGGTTGCAGGGAAGGTCTCGCGTTCTCCCCTGCAGCTTTGTAACTGCCGCCAGGCGCGTTAGGCCGGCTGGATGACGATTACGTCTTTAGCTGCGGCCCACTTTCAAACTGCCGCCGCGTACTGCTTGTTCGATCATCGCGTCCTGCATGGCCGCGACCTGCTGCTGCTGCATGGCCTGCATCCGGGCCAACTGCTGAGCGTATTTCTGGTCATTCAGCGCCATCTCCAGAAGCGCCACCGTGAAGTCCGGATTCTGCACCTGGCTGCGATCGGCCAGCACCTTCACGGTCTTCTTCGCATTGTCGAAGTAAACCAGGACCGCGGGCCCCTTACCGTCGATGGCCGGCGTGTCCTCCTCCGGCGTGTTCGTGTTTTGCTGGTTCGTGTGCATCTTTGGCTCCCGTTACGGTCGAGAATGGCGAGGCCGGAGCGGCACTCGCCTGCAACAGCAATTCCGCCAGCCATTCATGAGGGCCAATATCAATGAGCGTGATGCAGTCACCCTTCTTGCCGCCGGTGGTCGTGCCGTCAAGCGTCACCGTATTGGTCTCCGGGTCCGAATGAAAGGCCGTGACGGTGCAAGGCACGGTTTGCTTCGCGGTAGCCGGTTCATCACCTGACCCCTTGTGCTTACCGTGCTTGGCGTCGCTGGTTGTCGGGGGCACGCTCAGTAGCGCCATGCCCACGAAATAATCACCCGCCTTTGTGGTGATTGTCGCCGGGCCCGTCAGGTCGACCCCCACGTAAAAGCGGTACGTCCTGCCCGAACCGAGTGCGTCGGGCAATGTGCTCGCCAGGCCCTCGGCCGTGTTGAGCACGATGATGCGGCCCGCGTGCTCCTCGGCCACAACCGACAGTGTCGGGTTCTGCCAGTTGACCAGTCCAAAGCGCCCCGGCACCAGCATATTGGGGTGAGGCGGCTGTGCTCCAGCGAGTACGCCAACGATGCTATCCATGGGGACGCTCCTTTAGGCAATGTTGAGCCAGGTCGCGGCGAGAGCCGTTCCGGTGTTAACGTACAGCACCGAGCCCACACTGCCCTTGTAGTTGTGAAACACCGCACCCGGGGCAAAGCCGGCAATGCCGTTGACGGGAACGCCGGTTGTCGGTGCGGACGATTGGCCCGGCCTGGTCGGCAGCCCGAGCAAGTGGCCAACGCCGTTTACAAACATCAGCCGGTCAACACCCGACTGGATGTCAAATCTGGTTTCAGCCATGGACTACCCCTTTACCCTCTTCAGCCGCGGATTCTTCTTCTTCGCCGCCTTCGACGCCCGCCGGGTCGCTGCGGCGAGGATGGCGCCCGCCTTCTTCTTTGAACCCACCCGCTTGGCAATCTTTGCCTGCACCGCTTTGAACCCGGGGTGCGCCTTGGTGTGCTTGGCCATGGTTCCCTCAAAATAGAGCATAAAGCGCATTGCAGTCGGTCGTGGTCGTGTTGATGAAAGTGACCTCCAGCTTCTGGAAGCCGCGCAGGTCAACCAGCACATGCGCCACGTTGCTCTGGCCAGGACTGACCAGTGCGTCCAGCACTCCCTCGAACCCGGAAATGGCGCTTAGCTGCTGAGCAAAATTCTGCGTATTGTCGATGATTGAACCCGCAACGCCCGGAATGGTTCCAAGTGTCACTGCGAACTCCGCCAACAACACCGGGACCCACAGGATTTGCACGGGGACCTGCGTGTGCGTGCCAATGGAACCCCAACCGTAAATTCGCATGCCGAAGGAGTTACCCGACACCCCCGTGCCGTAGGGCACCAGCCGGATCCAGTTCTGCCCGCTGATGCCCGGCTTCTTGAGCGTATTGCCCAGGTCGAGAACGGCAGGGCCCGTAGCGGTGTTGGCATCCTCCACCGGCTCGGTGGTGGTCGGCACCTTGGCCACGTAAGCGGTGGAAGTTTGGTTAACCTTCCGCACGCGGCTGAAGTAGGTCGTCAGCGTTTCCTGAAAGACGCTCGCAACCATGGCTCACCTAGTGGTCGAAACTCAGACCGTTGTACGTGCTCCGGCCCGATGGCAAATTCCACGGGCGCTCACTCTGCCAGCGGTCGTCGCTGCGGTCGATGTTGGGCCCCAGCGATTGCGGTTTCATGGAGCGGTCCATACTGATACTCGTTTTCAGGCATTCCAGGAACGCCCCGTAGTGGACCGCGTTCTGCAAAGGCACGTCGTCCGCGTAAACCTCCGCCTGCGCCAGGCAGGCCTCGATCTGGCACTGTGCATGCTGGGCGCCACCGTAGGCGTAAGGGAAGGCTCCGGTAAGGTAGTCCGGCGAAATGAAGTACTGCGCCTGGAGCGTGTACGGCTGGTCTGCGATGGGAAAGACCAGGAGCTGCGCCCGACTGCTCTGTTGCGGCCCCGTGCCCTTCAAGTTCTCGATGGCCACGAATTGGGGCGGTCCGCTGTGCGTGGGCCTGGAGGCGTACATCTGGCGGATCTGCGAGGCGGCACGCTGCTCGATCCACCAGGGTTGCGTCGCTGGCGGATTGACCGCCACGGTAATACGGCTCTCCAGGCCGCCAAAGTCGTCTGGCAGCGCCACCACCATGCTGTTGAGCGGCAGGTCGAAAAGACCGGTCGGCCGCAGGAAGGACCAGCGGTACGCTGCGGTCATGCCCTGAATGAGGGGAGGCCAGTAAAAGAGCCGCAACCCGCCCGAGACCGTGAAGTCAATCACCTGCTGCTGGTTGTCATCCCAGGCGTCGTCATTGTTGGCAGCGCCTCTACCCCAACCGAGGAAAACTCCGTTGGCCGCAGTCAACTGGTTGTATTGGACCGACAGCGTCGATTCCATCGACTACCCCTCAGTCGCTCTCGCCGCCACCCATCTTGCAGTCATCGGAGCCCATACCGGTGCCGCCCTCGTCGGTGTCGTACTCTTCTTCGGTGGGGCCCATGCCGTGCGGGGTGCCGTGCTTCTTGTTCATCGAGTGGTACTCGCTCGACGCGTCGGGGTCCTTCTTCCCGTGCGTCCCCTGAAAGCCGTTTTTCTTCTTGCCTTTCATCGCTTGCTCCTCTTTTTGGGCTTGGCCTTGGTTTTGGCCTTGGACTTCTTCTTGCCCACACGGGCGGGCAGCTTGCCCTTGTTGTCGAAATGGTGCTCCTTTACCCAGGCATGCCCAAATTTCGCATTGAGCAGCCGTCTTTGCGCTTCGCTCTTGGCGGGCATCGTAGGACCCCTAAAAGTTGGGGCTGACCGTGCCGAGCTGGCCCACACGAATCCAATCGACATAGCCCGCCGGCGTGGCGGACTGCGCGCCGAAGACGATGCACGGAGCCAGGTAGCCGATCGGGAAGGTCGCCGCCTGAAGGTTAATCGACGCCAGGAACGTCTGCACCAGCTGGCCATTGACGAAGAACTGCAGCACCGGCTTGTACAACTGTCCGGACACTTGCCCGTTGACGGACGCTGCCGCAATCACGGACGGGTTGGCCGGCGTTGGGTCGAACAGCATGCCCAGCTTGACAAAGCCGGTCGAGGGTGCATTGGCCACCGCCGTGTACGGAGCCATCGGGTTGCCGGTCACCGTCGTTATCAGCGTCTGCAAGTTGGTCGGATACTGCACGACACCGCCCGCCACGTTGTACGCCACGCCCACGTCGTTGAAGTTGGTGGTAGCGCGCTTGTGGAACCCGAGCAGGTTCTTGGCGGTCACGAGGGTGTTGCCGGCGGCCGCCACAATGAGCCCGCTGGCGGAGCACATCTGCGAGGCGGTGTTGTCGGCCAGGCCGATGAAGAAGTCCGAGATGCCGGTAGTCAGGGCACCCAGCGCGATACGGGCTTCAAACCACAGCTTGCCCTGGTAGGGGTAGCCGGTCGCTCCCGAGACCAGCCGGAAGGAGCCGGTGGTGGATCCCAGGCAGACCTGGTTGCCCGCGGCCGCAGCCACCAGTTTAAGAACGCCGCCCTCTTGCATGGAGTCGGTGAAGGTCGAGCCGGTGTCGGCCCAGCAGGCCCACTTGCCGAACTGGCTGGCGGCGTTGAGCGCGGGCAGTCCGCAGACCTCGAACTCGTCGAAGAAGAAGAAGCCGGGCGTATTGCCGCCGGAGCCGCCGGCACCCTGGAAAATGGTGTCGATGGGAAAATCGCCCCACAGGGACGGCGAGGGGCCCCGGGTGGTGTCCTGGACCCCGCGATTCATAATCTGGTTGGTTTTTGCAGACACGGTGTACTCCTAGTCTGAGTCTTGATCACGTTGGGCCCGAAGTTCTGCAATCTCGTCCCGCAGTTCCTGCATCTCCTTGAACGACTGACGGCGCAGCTCGTGGTTCTCCCGGATGAGCGCGTCCATGTCGGCCGGCGTGGCGACAGGCTTGGGGACGTTGTCGGTTTCGGTCGGGCGGTACACCCGCGAGCTGACCCACTTCTTGGCCAGATAGCGCACGCCCCGCACAAACTGCTCCTCGATGGGGTTTACGAGCACGTCGCTCTGCAGCACCGGCTGGATCATCGACCGGCCCTTGAAGACACGACGGACAATGATCGTGTCCAGGATAGGCTCGGCCTGAC